GTACCAAAAGGCCTATCAGGAAGGTTACAAGTCTCGCGAAGATGTGCAGTTCAAGACGTGGATGCGGAACCTACACCGCAACTACAGCATGACGCCAGAGTGCTTCAACAAACTTTGGCAAGAGCAGTCTGGAAAGTGCCTCATCTGCGGAATTGGATTGATGCCGAAAGGCAGAAGCTCCGCGTCCGCTTGCGTTGACCACAACCACGAAACGGGCGCTGTGCGAGGTCTTCTTTGCAGAGAGTGCAACCACGGAATCGGTTGTCTGAAAGACAGCCCTGATGTGTTGCGAAAAGCCCTGCAGTATCTTGAAGAGCGTGGAAATTACTCACGCCTGAAAGGCTAACCATGAGCAACAGTTTCAGCAAAGAAGAGCGCGTCGCGTTCGAAGACCTGCTTGCAGGCTTCCAAGACGCCCTCGTACTGTCCCGCAACGTCTCGATCTACAACACGGATCAGACGATGATGGAGCGGACCAACAACGTCATCTGGCGTCCGATGCCCTACATCGCTGTGTCGTACAACGGCACGGACATGACAGGCAACTTCGACGACTACACCCAGCTCACCGTTCCCGCGACCATCGGCTACCAGAAGTCGGTGCCGTGGATCATGTCGGCCACCGAGCTGCGTGATGCGCTGCAAGAGGGTCGCCTGGGCGATGCCGCCAAGCAGAAACTCGCCTCGGACATCAACGTCGCCGTGCTGACCGTCGCAGGCCAGCAGGGGACGCTGGCGATCAAGCGTTCGGCCGCCACTGGCTTCGATGATGTGGCGCTTGTCGAGGCGGTGATGAACGAGACGGGCGTTCCGATGGACAGCCGGTATCTCGCGCTCTCGACGCGCGACTACAACGGCATGGCCAGCGACCTCGCCAAGAACACCCGCAGCTTCGGCAACGACATCTCCGACAGCGCGCTGCGTCGGGCGTTCGTGGGCCAGGTCGCTTCGTTCGAGACGTACAAGCTGGACTACGCCCAGCGCAAGGCTGCTGCGGCGGGTGCTGGCATCCAGATCAACACGACGGCAGCGGGCGGGAACTACTACACCCCGAAGGCCACCTCGACCTCGGCCACGGGCGAGACGAGCAACGTGGACAACCGCTTCCAGACGGTGACGGTCAACTCGACCACGAGCGTCGCGGTGGGCGACTCGTTCACGATTGCCAACGTCAACGCCGTGCACATGATCACCAAGGAAGACACGGGCCAGCCCAAGACCTTCCGCGTGATCGCCGTGCCGTCGGCCACGACGCTCGTGATCAGCCCCCCGCTGATCCCGGCGCAAACCGGTGTCGATTCGACCGCGCAGTACCAGAACTGCCGGATCACTTCGACCTCGGCAACCGCCGCGATCACGTTCCTGAACACGACGGCCTCGTACCTGAACTGCTTCTGGCACAAGGACGCCATCGAGCTTTTGCCGGGTCGCTATGCGGTTCCGACCGATGCCGGTGCGGCCGTGATGCGCGCGAGCACGGACCAGGGTATCGAACTGGTCATGACGAAGCAGTACGACATCGACAACATGAAGACCAAGTACCGATTGGACTGCCTCTTCGGTGTGGTGTGCAAGCAGCCCGAAATGGCTGGCGTGCTGATGTTCAACTGAGCCACCAGGAGCAACCGAAATGGCACAGCAAATTGTTTTCCCCTACGGCGAGGTTCAAGTCTCGCTGACTGCCACCCAGGCAATCGCGGTGCGCACCACGGGTCCGGGCAATCCGGCGTCTGTCTACCGGCAGGCTGGCTTCCCGAACTACCCGAACTCGTACACTTTGCTCGGCACCGTGTCCGACGAGGAGAAGAGCTTCGGGCCGTTTACGGGCGGCGGCGTGATCAAGATCGAAGCCGGCCCAAATCAGGTGTTTTACAACGTGGACGCGAACCCGATGGGCGCGGTCGTGTTCGACGCACCGATTGGCAACCCGTCGTTCTTCGGCTACTTCACGGACTTCGTGGAGTACGACAGCAACACCTGGACGATCACCGAGACGGGCGCGGGCACGGACCTGTCGGGCGACGAAGTGGGCGGCACGGTGGTGTTCACCAACGCTGCGGCCGACAACGACAAGCACGCCTTGCAGCTCGGCAAGACCAACGGCGAGTGCTTCAAGTTCACGGGTGGCAAGGCGCTGTGGTTCGACGCTCGGTTCAAGGTGGACAACGTGCTGGCCGACACCATGATCGGCCTGTACGTCACGGACACCGACCCCGAGGGTGGCGTGTCGGATGGCGTGTACTTCCGCCGCCTGACCACCGCCACCGCGCTGAACCTCGTCATCGAGGCGTCTTCGACCGAGACGGTGGTGACGACCGGCATCGTGATGGCCAACGACACCTACGTGAACGTCGGCTTCTACTACGATGGCGCGAAGCTGTTCTACACACAGAACCGCCAGATCATCGGTGAGGCGACCTCGCTGGCCAACCTGCCGACCGGCGAACTGCGCCTGTCCCTGCTGGTGCAGAACGGCACGGCGGTGGCGCGGTCGATGACGGTGGACTGGGTCGGCGCTCACCAGCAGCGTTGATCGGGTAACCCAGTGACACGCGGGCGGTGGTCTGAGGCTGCCGCCCGCGTTTTTGTATCAGGAGACTGAGATGCCGATGAAGAAGGGTTACTCGCAGAAGTCGATCAGTGCCAACGTCTCCAAGGAGATGAAGTCTGGCAAGCCGCAGAAGCAGGCCGTCGCCATCGCGCTGAACACGGCTCGCACGGCGGCCATGAAGGCTGGCAAGCCGGGCAAGGGGCCTGCACCGAGGGCCAAGAAGTGAAGAAGCCTCCCGGCCTGTACGCGAACATCGCCGCCAAGCGCGAGCGCATCGAGGCCGGCAGCGGCGAGAAGATGCGCAAGCCTGGCGCAAAGGGCGCACCGACCGCCGCCGCGTTCCGTGAGTCGGCCAAGACCGCCAAGAAGGGCAAGAAATGATCCGCGTCGAACTGCCGACCATCCTCTACAAGCGCGGCGGCACCTGGCCTGGACCGTTGGACAGGTACGGCAACGCGACGACGTTCTCGACGCTGGCCTGCGACACGATGGAGCAGGTTGAGGCGGCGCTGGCCGATGGCTGGCACCTGAACGTCTGGACGGCCTGCGACCAGGCTGGGCCGTGGGACGAGGAGGTGGTCGAGGCCGAGGTGGCTAAGGTTGCCCCGGAACCCGAGCCTGCGCCCGCAGACAACGCCCCGCCGACCCGCGCCGAGATGATGCAGCAGGCCGAGCTGCTGGGCCTGAAGGTCGATCGACGCTGGAGCGACGAGACGCTGCTGGCGAAGATCAACGCCGCGATGGCGGCCGAGCCTGCTGCTGACGATCCAATCTGAGGACCGAATCATGATCTACGGACCATTCTTACCGCGCCCCGGCGCTGGCCAGACCATCGCCACCTCGGGCACATCTGGCACCACGACCATCGGCCAGGGCAGCAAGTGCCTGCGGCTGATGAACCTCGACACCACGAACGCGATCCATGTCCGCGTGAGCCGGGGCACGAGCACGGCTACGACCGCCGATCTGATGGTGCGGCCTGGCCAGACGATCATCATCCAGAAAGATCAAGACCTTGACACCGTGGCGCACATCGCTGCGGCCGGCACCCCGAACCTTCGCGTTGAGCCTGGCGAGGCCGGCATCTGAGGTCGGCATGAGCTACACCAAGCGCCAATTCGTGGAGGAAGCCTTTGCCGAACTCGGCATGGCGAACTACACCTTCGACCTCCAGCCGCAGCAGCTTGACTACGCGCTGCGCAGGTTGGATGCGATGATGGCGACCTGGAATGCCAAGGGCATCCGTCTGGGTTACCCGCTGCCGAGCAGCCCGCAGGACAGCGACCTCGACACCGAGACGCAGGTGCCCGACAGTGCGAACGAGGCCATCGTCGCCAGTCTGGCGATCCGCATCGCGCCGCAGTACGGCAAGCAGGTGCAGATCGACACGCGCACGACGGCCAAGCTTGGATACGACACCTTGCTGGCTCGAGCCACGTTCCCTGCCGAGCAGCA